ACGATCGATAAGGTTGTTCCTGCATTAATGAGCCAGTTGGGTTCATTACAGGGTGAGTTTGCCAGCATGCCGCAAACAGTTTCCGGATCCCTGCAAAAAGTCACCAACTCCTTCATGGCATGGGTTGGAGGTATCAACCAGGCTACTGGTGCTACTGATGCGCTATCTGGTGGCCTGGACGGAGTTGCCCAGACTCTTGATTCATTTACCTCATCGGCAGTAAGTGGCGCACTGAGTGACGTTGCCGACAATATGTCTACGATAACAACAGTTGCTGGAGCGCTTGTTGGCGTTGGGCTGGCAAGATATCTCAGTGGAGTGGCAACTAGCGCCACGAGCGCAACCGGCGCGCTAATTTCTGCGGCTAAGTCAGAGGTTGCTCTTGCAGTTGCACAGGATAAGGCTGCACAGTCTGCCGTTGCAGCCTCAAGGGCAGAAGTTTATAGGGCTCAGCAAGCTGTACAGAGATCGCGTGGCGCAGATGTTCAGGCTGCTCAGCAAGAGAAGATTGCTGCGGCAGAAGCAAAAGTCACTGCAGCCCAGGCCAGGCTGACGACCGCTTTAACCAGCGGTTCTGCCACAGAGAAAGTCAGAGCCAGAACAGCGCTTGAGCGTGCGCAGGCAGGGCTGGTGGCAGCTAAAAATGCCGATGCGCAGGCTATCGCTGAAAGACGCCTGGCTTCTGCTGAGGCCGCCAGAGACCGGAACCTTGCAAACCGTGTAACTACCCAAAGCAATCTCAATAGCGTCACATCTGTTGGCACCCGCCTTTTAAGCGGTGCCCTCGGGCTCATTGGTGGCGTGCCGGGATTAGTGATGCTTGGAGCCGGTGCCTGGTATGCGGTGTATCAAAATCAGGAGCAGGCCAGGCGTTCTGCCCAGGAATATGCCAGTACGATAGATGAAGTCAGTAAAAAGTCGATGGCAATGACTTTGCCTGAAGCTTCAGATAATGCAGAGAGAACTCGTGCCGCTCTGAATGAACAGAACAGGCTAATCGATGAACAAAAGAGCAAGATTGAAAGCCTGAAAGAGCAGATAGCTGGTTATCAGTCAGTAATCAGTAATCCGGGCCCCACTACCAGCGGTGGTTTCATGATTAACCACCTGACATCTTTGGACACCGTGACTCGTGGGCTGGCTACAGCTACAGAGCAGTTATCTGTTGAGCAAGAAAGGCTTGCTCAGATGCAGGAAAA